ATTGGTGACTTAGCTATCTTCTTAACTGTTCTTGTAACTTTCTTAACAAGTTTACCTAGACCATACATCTGTCTTGCTGATTCAAGGTCCATAATTCCACCTTCGTAAGGCATGCCACCTTCTGCTAATCCTGCTCTACCGCCATCAGCCATTGAATCTAAAATATTTTTTTCTATTTGTTGTCTGTCACTTAACCCTGTACCAAAAACTGTTTGCAAATTAGGAGCAATATCAGGACTAAAAACTGTATTAATAGCATTTGCATCTTCATCATCATCTGTTGTTATATTATTTAAATTTTTATTAGCTAACATTCTATCTAAATTTATTCTATCAATAGCTCTTACTCCACCAGGAAACTTTTCAATAAGATTTGGATTTTTAATTTCATTTAAATTTTGATTTTGCATTCGAGCCATCATAATAGCTGCATTATTAATTGCAGTTTGTCTTGCATCACTTCTATCATCAACACCACCACTTGGATCAGCTCTACCTGCATTTCTACCAGAGGCAGCATCTGATCTAGCTGCATCTCCTCCTCTAAATCCTATTCGTCCACCATCAGCTCTAAATCTTCTTGATACTTCAAAAGGTTCTTCAATCTCTGTTTCTTGGTCCATAGTTTCTTGTGCTTGTAATGATGTTAAATAGTCTTCTTCATTATTAAAACCTAATTGTGCCCATAAAGGTATTGAAGAATCCATTTGTGGACTTCCTCCTCTATCAGGAGTTATAAATGGTTTTGTAGTTCCGCTATTAAAAAGTCCTTGCAAAGCTTTAAGTCCTAATGGTGCTATGTTATATTTAGCTGCATCCGTAAAACCTAATAAAGGTCTATCAATAAAATCTTCTACAGCTCTAACTCTAGCTTCTCTTACCACATTTTTTTGATTTATATTTTGTTCTCTAGACCCTCTATCATCTGGTCCTGGACCTCCAACAGATTTATCATTAGGACCACCCATAGTGTCTCCACCGAATCGATAAAGTTGTCTTGCTTGTTGTGCGTTTGTTATGGCCATTTATCTATTCTATTTTGTTTTTCCTAATAAATCAAGACTTGGCATGATGACATTTACGTCTTGAGCCATGTCTTCTTGTTTATAGCCTTTAGCTTCCCAGTCTTTTCTTTCCTTAAAAACCTCTCCAGTTTCTTTGTGTCTATACGTTGTTTCTACTTTTGCTGGTTTTAATACTTGCATTATGTTGTTACCTCTCGCGGCTGTATTTCTAATATTGAAGCTATGACGTGCAGCTCGTTCGCGTCAGCAGCCTGTACTTTTAGTATCTCACCCTCCTCCATTATAAGAGGATTGGTTAAAAGTTCTGTTGTTGCTTTAGATCCAATTGCTTTATCTTTAAATAAATTAAATATTACACCACTAGCATTTACTAAGGTTACAGTTATTGTGCTTCCTGATCCTGCATCTTCAGATACTAGTAATGATTTAATAACAGAAGATTTAAAACTAGGCACTGTATATAGTGTAGTTAAATCTGCTGTAGTTAAATCTACTTTTTTATTTATAAAATTATTTGCCATTAATCTAAAAAGAAGCTCCTAGCCTCTATCTCATCTTTTAATTCTTCTTGAAACGTAGAATTTAATTTTTCTACAATAGCGTCAAGATCTCTAACCTGTGCTTCTGCTGTAGGTAAATCATATTCTCTACTTGGTCTTGTTAATACTTGTACTATCTTTGCCATTATCTACGTCCATCTGGTTGTATATCTAATCTAAAAGTCCCTAGCTTCCAACTTTGACTGACTGCTGTATTTTCTATTTTCATAGCTACCGCTCTTGCTCTTGCACGAGTATCTACTTTAGTTGTAGTATTAGTAATATCAAATGGTCCAAGTGGTGAACCAGATTGTGTGCTATTAGGATAATTTTTTAATTGTAATGTAACTCTAGTTGTTCCTGTTTGTGATATAAAATCTGGAACAAATCTTCTTATCCTCATTAAAAATTCACCATCTCCTCTAAACGTTGCAACACCTGTAGCTTGTCCTGTGCCTTGTGCTCTTGCTTGTGTTATATCATAATCTCCAGAAGATATATTTGATGTAATTGCAGTAATAGTTCCATTTTTATTTTGATCAGTTCCTATTTCATGTTCGTAATATGTTGTTTTACCTTCTGTGTTTCCAACAACATCAAAAGATGTATCTGTTTCTGCATCATATTCTGTTGCATGGGGATTACCAAATACTGCAGAGTCTCTCCACATAGTTCGTGATAGTGTACCATTTGTCCAAACAGGTCTTTGTGGTGATGAATCAAAATAATTAAAAGCAACCATTTTATTAACTACTTGTGAATTTGCTGATGGATAAAACCACATAACTTCACCAAACAAATTATTTAATCCTGCTGATACCATCTGGTTTCCTGATTCTATATTTATATCATCATAAACAAAGTCTTCTACTAAACATGGTAATGATTCTAATTTACCAGCATATCTAAAAAAACCATTCTCTGACATCCAGTATGCAGCACCATCAACTTCTACACATGCATTCTGTCCAACAAGTCCACAGTTAGTTCCGGCTTGTGCAAACGCAAAGGTAAAAGGTTGACCAACAAAACGTTGAGTAAATAATGCTGTATCAGTCCAAACATAAATTGCATCTCTACCTCTAATAGCTCCAATGATCCGTGATCCGTCAGCCAGTCTTTGTGTACCAGCTGTATTGGTTGCTGTAGGTGTGTAAGTGTTGATATCTTCTTGGTCCGAGAATCTTATAAACATTTCATCTTGTGTTGTTGTATCACCTATAGTTGTTTCTGTTCCAAAAAATACTAAGTGTCTATCGGGAGTAGATACTACCATGTGACGCGATGCAGTAGGTGCACCAGATATAATTGTTGCTCTTGTAGTTGTAGCATTTGATAAAGAAGAGTCCCAAGAAAAGACACTACCATTGTGAATTAAACAAATAGCTTTGTCACCAAAATTATCTATTGACCACATACCAGGTTCAATGACTAAGTCACCAGATGCCGCTTCACCCCACGCAACATATTCAGAACTATCTGTTACTGTTGCTCCATCACTATGTGCTGATCTAGTTGAGTTTCTAACACCTCTTGTAATACCTGTTAACGTATTACCACTAACTCCAGTGTAAGATATTTCTTCATTTCCAACTTGAATAAAATTTGTACCTGCAGTTGGAAATTGTGTAGCGTCTGTTAAAACAATAGATGTACCTGAACCACCTGTTCCTGCCGTATCATTTAGTAAGGCTCCATTTAAAGTTGTTGTAACTGCTGAGGTATCTTCACCACCCCAAGATCCTAATCCATATCCAAATCCTTTTACCTGAACAGGAGGACCTACATGATAGTAATGTTGAACTCTTATACCACCAGATGTTGTTGCTCCACTCCCTGTTTCATTAGAGGGCATTGTTATTGTTAAAGTTGTAGTCGATGGTACAGATGTTACCATAAATTTTTTATCATCAAAATCAGATGCGCCAAAATTAGAACCTGTAATTGCTGTAAAATTATCTAATAAAATAATGTCATTTGGTTGTATATTATGTGCACTAGAAAAAGTTATTGTAACTGTTGGTTCTCCATTAGTTGTACTAAATGCACTTGTAAGCGTAGTTGTATTTTTAATAGGATGTATGTCATAAAATACACCACCAGAAAAAGCGTATAGTATTCTATTAGTACCAATAATAGCGTATTTTCTACCTAAACTATTTACAAAATGATGTAAACCTCTGGTAGCTCCTGTTAAATCATCAGTTCCTAATTGTTTCCAACCACCTATTTTTTCAGGTGTTCCATATCTAAATCTTACATTATCGCAGTCTACCCATTGACCTTCAGCTGTGGTCTCTGAGATTTGTTTATTTATACCTGGTTGAAATCCGATCTTCTGTAGCATAATCTCTACTTATATATGGTTTTTAGCATTTTGCTAGTAAAAATCGCTGTTGAAAGATATAATGGTTTTCCTTAAATTTTTTTTAGTCTTTTCAGAAGTGTGTTCTAACATGGCTGGAAAAGTCACCAAATCTCCTTCCTTTGCTACTAAATTTAATGTTTTTTTTCTATTTAAAATAGGTTTAATTTTTGTAGTCATATTTTTATCTGGCAGCTCTAGATAATATACATTTGCAAAATTAGTTTTTTCATGCCTATGCCATTGATGAAAGTCATTTTTATAGTATTGTTGAAACCATGCATTCTCAATATCGAAAGTTTCTTCATTTAAAAACTTACTCATCTCTTCCATGTAAGGTCTAAGTATCTTGTAGAAGTAATCTAGGTAAAGTCTTTCGTAACTCTTTGGCAAATTCCAATCAGTGTGAGTGATATTCTCATATCTATTTTGTGGTATTTGATCAATTAACTCAAGCAGTTTATTTTTAATTTGCTTATGTTCTTTTATCTTTGTTACAAGATAAAAACTTTCTATTTTTTTTATTTTTTGAACCACTGCGGTAAACCTAAATGTGGACGTTTGTCATATATATTATCTTTAGCTCCCGGTGTTTTAACATTATTATAATGTAAAAATACTTGATAACAAACTTTACCCTGAAAAGGTTTTCTCCAATGTTCTAAATCACACCCTCTGTATACTAACATATCTCCTGGTTTTAAATCTACTTTAACACCTTTCATACCTTCTTTACCAGATGGCTCCAAATATATAGGCCAATCATCACCGCCAAGATTCATAGTAGTTGATATCTCACAACTAAATCTATCTTTATGTCTTTTTAATTCATCACCTTTTTTATATATTCTTGCATACGTATAAGCTGGATATAATTTTAATTCTGTAGCTTTTTCCATACCTGGCTGACATTTTAGCATTAAAGTTTCCATAGCAATATCGGAGTAGTGACTATAAGTATTTGGTATTTGTTCATCTTTTTTTTCATAAAAACCATACATAGTTTCAAAAGGCGATACATACCTTGTTTCTCTACAAGTATCATAAACTTGTTTTTTCATAGCAAAATAATTAGCTAAATATTCTGCTAAATCTTTTGAGATAGCTTTTTTAATAACTGTATATTTATTTTTTTTAAAACTCATAATTTATATTTAAAGTAATTCTATAATTTTGATCTGTGCAAGTTGTACTAGAATGTTCTAACGAACCATCAAATATTACAGCTCTATTATCTTTTGATTTAACCTTTCTATTTTTAAATAAAGTATACCCATTGTTATCATTAAAGTAAAATAAAATAACCATGTGTTTATCTTTTCTATCTGTGTGAAAACCATGCACAAGTTGTTTATCTGTTTTTGGATAAAGGTTTACTCTTGATCTCAATAGTTTTTTAATTTTTAATTTTTTTACAAAAGGCTCTATTATGTGTGGATACCAATCACTATTAATACCGCAGTCTTCTTTAAAAAAAGTATGAAGCATAAAGAAATCATCATTCTTTTCCTCAGTGACTCCGTGTAGTAAATACCAACTAAAATCTGGGTGAATGATTAAATTTTTCATTTTATCATACTGATCTTTTTTAAAAAAATTATCTACTACTTTAAACATAATTAAAATTTATCACCATTCTATTATTACAATCAGTAGAGTTAGTGCCATAGTGAGGTTGGTCGGCATCAAAGAAAACCATTCTATTACTTTTACTTTCTACTTTTTTATCGCCTATCATTGTATAACCATTGTTGTCATTCAAATAATATATAGCTGTTTTACATTTAAAAAATTGATCTTGATGTTCCTTAAATTTAATTAATTTATTAGATATAGGATTTAAATTAGCTTTTATTCTAATTAAAGATAATGGTTTTATTTTATCAATTAAAGGACTTAAACGATCATAGTAATCAGAATTAATACTATGATTCGTATAGAATATGTGAACAAATTGATAATCAAATAATTTATCCGTTTTTGTTACTTTGCCTTGTAAAAAAAACCACGGAAAGTTATTAGACTCCATCATTAGTTTTAAATCTAAACTTTTTTCAGCATCTATATAATTGTCTTCTATTCTAAACATTTGTTATCGTTCCTTTTGGCACAGCTTGTATATTCCAGTGTATAAATCTAAAAGGTGATTTACCAAAATCTACTGCAAACTCGTGTTCAAGGTATCCAGGAAATACCATCAGAGTTCCTGGAGCAGGTTTAAAATGTATTAATTCATTTCCGTGTGCTAAACCATCATTAGGTTTCATAATTAATTTAGTAGCACGTGCTCCTGTTCGTGGTTCGTGAAATATTGGGTATGATGTATTTTCATTACATTTTAAAAAATAAAAACCAGATACGTGTTGATTCCAATGTATATGTGCTGAATGATGACCACCACCTTTTTTAGCAAACTCTTGAACCCACATCTCAGAAAAAATAGTAGTATATCTTTGCATATCAAAACCACACCAATCTAAAAAATCCCAAGATTTTTGACCTACATAATTTCTTAAATCAATAAAATCATTATCATCTAAAAGAGGAGTTGAATGATAAGATCTACCAAAATCTCCATTCTTTTTTATAAATTCTTTTTCTCTTTTTTTAGAAGCATTGATATATTTATCTGATGCTTTGTTTAAACTTTTTATAAACTCTGGTTTTTCTTCAACCCATATTGGAGTTTTAAATATTTCTTGTATTTGCATATTATTTAAATGGATATCCAAGACACCACATGACTAATGAATATCGTGTTCCTTTCCTTACTGGTTTAACTCTGTGCCATACAAAAGATGGAAATACAATAATAGATCCTTTTGCAAGTATTTCTTTTGCTTGTCTTAAATGTTTAGATTCATCTCTTAAAGGCGGATCATAATTTCTAAAATCAAATTCTAATTCACCACCTTCATATTCAGATCCATCTGTTAATTGAAGAGTCATAGATAACTTTCTTATTTTACCATGATCTGAAGTATTTGGTTTATCATAAGGTTTGTGAAAACTATCACAATGCCAATCGTAATACTGATTAAGTTTATATTTAGTAAATTGACATGGTTCAGACCAGTCCCATTCAAAGTTCCAACCTGCGTTTTGATTTGCTATATTTACATAAGGTTGAATTTCTTTATATATCCAAATATCATCTAACCATGTTACATCAGAGTGTCTTCTTCTTTTAAGCATTGCCATTTCATCTTTATTCAAATTATTTTTATTACTAAACCCACCTGTTCTAGCCATTTCTTCTTTTTTAGATAATCCATGTTTAATTATATCGTCACATAATCTTGGGGGAATAGCTGATTCAAAATACCAATAGTAATCACTTAAATTCATTATACGTATTCGTAAGTTATAGTTTGAACAAAATTTAATGTGTCTTCTTGTTTATTGTTAATGATATACATATTGTTTGAGGGAAATAAAATAAAATGATTGTTTTCAAGTTCCATATCATGACTTCTACCTTTTCTTCTATTATCATCAAAATACACTCTAACATGACAATTAGATGTGCCTAATCCATACAACAAAGTATAATCAGGAGAATTTCTTAAATCTACAGGATTTACATTTAATAAAGGGTCAGTTTTTTCATTAGATGAAAACATGTCAAACCAAGTATCTTGGTTAACTAAATTTACATTATAATTAAGTCTAATATGATCTATGATGTATTTATTTAATTGATCAAAACTTTTTGAAAATTTAATCTTTTCATTTTTTAATAAAGAAGAAAAACCAGACAAAATTAAATCAAATCGATTAATGTCAAAACCTTTAGGCATTTTAACTTCGCCAAAATATATTCCTTGTTCACTTAATACTTTCTTTTGCATATCTATATATGTTTTGAAAACTTATATATTATGCGTTTCTATCTGTCAATACCCAACCGGTTGAGTTGTCTGCTTGATAAGCATCTTCATCCCAAACATACTCCCAACTATTCTCAGTAGAATCTTGTTGTTCTGAAGTTAATACAGGTTTCTCTCCTAATGGTGATATCCACATAGCGCTAGCTATGTCTTTTGTAAATGATGGGAAAGGTTGTGGTGGCCAAAAAATTTGATTTGCCTCATCCCAAGTATAACCTATGCCAGCATAGTTTCCTCTGTAAGGTGTTCCACCTAATTTATGTGTGTTCATTATTGTATTATAAGAAGTTTTTTTCCAAAGATGTTGTGGCCAACCATGACATTTTTCTAACCAGTATTGACCTTCAGCTTCAGTTTCAACACCATCTTTATTTGTACAATGTTCATCGGCAACAACGTTTACCGTTAAAACTCTATTATCTTCTGTTATTTTTGCAAAGTGTGCCATAATTAATTTTGAAATTTATACCTTATTACTACTATTCCACTACCACCAGCATTTCCTGATGCTCCTGGAGCGGGTAATCCTACTCCTCCTCCAGCTCCTCCAGAGTTAGCAGTTCCTGCTACCCCTTGTTTTGGTCCACCTCCTCCTGGGTGTCTATCTCCGCCTCGGCCTCCGCCGCCTTTTCCACCAGCTCCTCCAGGTGTTGCGGGTTGGTCAGTTCCTCCTCCACCTCCTCCTGAATAGAAGAAAGTTGAACATGCAGGAACACCAAAAGAAGATGGTGCAATTGTTGTTGAAGCTCCAGATCCACCTGCGTGTGGTCCAGGTCCTGAACCTGCTGCAAGTGCTCCTCCGCCTCCGCCTCCTGCGTGAGGGCCACCAGGGCCACCATTATTTCCTTGTGGTGGACTAACTGGGGGTGTGTTTCCTAAACCGAATCCACTAGCTCCATAACCAGATCCACCGCCAGAACCACCAGGTACATTTGCTCCTCCTCCGGGTGATGGAGAACCAGTATGTGGTGATCCGCCAGCTCCTCCGCCAGTAGATGTAATTGAACTAAAAACTGAATTTCCGCCTCTTGTTGAATCTGATGGGGATGGAGTAAAACCTACTCCTCCAGCTCCAACTGTTACTGGAAGTGAACCTGTACCAATGCCAGTTAAAGATGCACAAGTTGCAAGAGGAGATCCTGTCCAAAGTGGAGCTGTAGCTGGGTCTTGAGATTCTCTATAACCTCCGCCACCTCCGCCGGCTCCTGTTGCAGGGCCTCCGGCTCCGCCACCAGCAACTACTAAATAATCAACTTTTTCATTACCAGCTGAACTACCTTGTGATGTTACACAAAGGTTTCCGTCTCCTGTAAATACATGAATTTTATAATCACCTACGGTAAATGTAGAATTACCTCCGGTTGCCTCAACATAAGCAGGTCCTGAAGATCCTGATCCAAAACCTAAAATTTGATAACCAAATGATTTGCCTTTATGAGAAGGCGTGCTTCTACAACTTTTACCTGAACCTGCTCCAAAGGAGCCCGGTGTTGAAAAAAGGCTTTTTACATCTTTCATTCTTAAGCTCCTTATGCGTCGTTAGCAGCGTCAGTAGTAAAGAATAATTTAATACCTAATAATCTTGCATCAGCATTTAAATTATCTTCTGATACGTCTCTTGATATTTGAAAAAATACGTACTCATCTGTACTAGGTGAGCCCGCTATTGTTACTGCTCCACTTTCTGCTGTTACGTCTAAATCGTTTGATGTACCACTATGTGCTTTTGCTGTAGGTGCAACTGCAGTACCAAAAGCAGTATTTAAGTCTCCATTATCTGCTAATGCAACACCTTGCAAAGCCCACGAAGTTGTTCCAGTATTTGTCGAAGTGGCTGTGAAAAATGCTTGAAAAGTTACTGTGCCTTCATTCCATGATTTAGGAAAAGCAACAGCAAATTGTGCAAACTCATCTGCGTCTTTATCAAAATCTAAAACTTTTATTTCAGGTCCATTTGATAATTCTACTTGTGCAGCTTCTGCACCATTTGTAGTGTTAGGATACATTGAAATTGCTGGTACCCACATAGTTTCTTTACCTGCAACTTTAACTGCTGAACCACCAGCTTGAACAACACCATTTCCGTTTGGTGCTATGTTAATATTTCCGTCTGCACCATCAGTTATTGTAATTGTACCTGAGTTAGTGCCTGAGTTTGTATCTAATATTAAATCGTGTGCTCCACTAGATGTAAGAGTAGCATTTGCTGCTCCTGTTCCAATTCTAGTTTCTCCAGTGCCTTTTGGTTTGATATGAACATCAACGTTAGTTTCTCCACTTGCACCTAAGATTGGTGGATTACCTGTTGCAGCATTAGTTACTTCTAATTCATTAACTGCTGAAGCTGTTGTTTGAAATATAATTTGTTCTGCTCCATTTGCGTCTGCAATAAAACCTGCATCTGCAATTTTAGGAGCTGTTAAAGTTTTGTTTGTTAAAGTTTGTGTTCCAGTAAGTGTTACATCACCATCTCCAAAACTTAAAGTTGCGATATCTGGATTAGTTCCATCATTAGCTGTTGCGAAAACTAATTGATCACCTTTGTCATCTGCTGCAAAAGTAAAAGAATCTCCTGAACCAGAAGCATATTTAAATTGTACTGTGTAAGCGCCAGAAGTTGAATTTCTTAAAATATAAAAAGTTTGTACATCTAAAGGAATAGTTACGATTTGGTTTCCAGATATTGAACCTGTAAACTCAATCATTCTATGAGATAAAACTGCACCAGTTGATCCGTCAGAAACAGATAAAGCTGTTGTTTGTGCACCACCAGCAATTGATTGTTGTGTAAAACCACCAGAAATTTGTTCGATGATTTGTAAATTAGTATTTGTTTTTGTTCCCCATGTACCGGCATTTTCACCAGTTGCTTGAAGTTCTACCCCTAAAGGTGTGTATGTTGATGCCATAATTTTTATCTCCTATGCAGCGTCACTATACGTTGTATTTGATCCCGTGTCAACATCTTGATACGATTGAATTCCAAAACCTGTAGCAGTTCCAAAAGTAGCTACAGAACTAATTGTTTCAACACCTGTTAAGCCCATTACATCTGCAGGTGTTATTGCCCCTACGGACGACGTAGAAGACACTCCAGTTAATCCTACAAGCATTTGATCAAGATCTATTGATCCTACGGCTGAGGTTGTTGCAACGCCTGTTACAGGTACAAATTCTACAATACCTGCTATTAAGGAACCTACATTTGAAGTTGCTTCTTGACCTGTTGGTATTACTACAGAAGTTAAATCAAATGTTACTGAGCCAACAGAAGATGTACTTGCTTGACCTGTTAAACCAACTGCCATGTCATCAGGACTTATTGATCCAACAGAAGCAGTTGCAGAAACTCCGGTTAATGAAACTGTTGGTGATAATATAACTGTTGGTGAACCAATTGAGAATGTTGCAGAAACTCCGGTTACTCCCATAACATCAGCAGGGTTAAGTGTAAACATACCCCAACCATTTTCACCGTAAGTTCCATTACTCCAACCATTAACACCTAAGTTAGATGTAATTTCTTGACCATCTAATTCTACAGTTAAACCAGAGAAACCCCAACTTTCAAAGTTCCAAGTATCTCTACCCCAACCTTGTTCATTAAACGCTGATAAAGAACCTACTGATGCTGTTGCTGATACTCCAGTTACAGATACAACAGGACTATTACTTTCTCCCCAAGGCTCTTGACCCCATTCAGATCTACCCCAACCTTGTTCAGAAGATGCAACAGGTGTACCTAAAGATGAAGTTATAGATTGACCTGTTAAAAGTATTACTTCGTCATTAGCTTGACCCCAAGAACCACCATCGTTCCATGTGTCTGCACCAAAACCAGTTATAATAGCTTCAGTTGTGCCCCAACGACCGGTACTCCAGGTTGTGCCTGATTCGTTCCAAGTATTGGCCATAAGGAAGACCTCCTTATGCTAATCGTATGATTGCGTTCGATGCGTCTGCTGCAGGGAATTGAATTGTAAAAGTTCCACTAGATACGGTTTTGTCACCACCAAATGCGATAACAGCACATGCT